GGTAGATTATCTGAGGTAAAGGTAGATGACTTTGATAAAGTAGTATTTGATATTGAAACAACACTTACCACAGATAAAATTTGGTGTATTGTTTGTAAACATAAGGATACTTATTATCAATTTAAAGAAGATAGAATACACAGGTTTGAAGAATTTTTAAAACAAACTAAAGAAGTTATTGGACATAACATTATTGGATTTGATATACCAGTTTTAAATAAAGCTTTTGGTTATAACATATTTAAAAATTGTAAGATAACTGATACATTAATTTTATCTAGATTACTTAACCCTATGTTAGAGGGTGGGCATTCATTAAAAAATTGGGGTGAAAAACTTTATAAAAAGAAAATGGAGTTTGATAACTTTGATTATTTTAGTGAAGAGATGTTAAAGTATTGTAGAAATGATGTTGATTTAACTGAGAAGTTATATAAATTTCTTTCTAAAAAGATGACAGACTTTGGGGAGTCAATTGAATTAGAGCATAAGGTTGCCAAGATTATACAACGACAACATGAAAAAGGATTTATGATAGATGTTGTAGGTGCACATATGCTACAAGCTAAGTTCAAGGAGGACATGACTAGCTTACAATTAATAGTAAGAAAAACTTTTCCTCCATTAAAAATAGAAACAGAATTTATTCCTAAGTCTAATAATAAAACAAGAGGTTATGTTAAGGGAGTACCATTTACAAAAGTAAAATTTAAAGAATTTAATTTAGGTTCACGTCAACAAATAGCTGAACGATTAGTTATGTTAGGATGGAAACCTAAAAAGAAAACAGATAAAGGACATATCATAGTTGATGAAAAAGTTTTATCAGAAATTAAAACTATTCCTGAAGCTGAATTAATAAAAAAATTTCTCACTCTTCAGAAAAGAATTGCTCAAGTCAGTTCTTGGATTGAAGCTACTAGAGAAGATGGGAGAGTACATGGCAAAGTAATTACCAATGGTACAATTACTGGAAGGATGTCCCATCAGTCGCCCAATATGGCACAAGTTCCTGCTGTGTATTCACCCTACGGAAAAGAATGTAGAGAGTTATGGATTACAAACAAAGGTTATAAATTAGTAGGTGTTGATGCTTCAGGACTTGAGTTGAGGATGTTAGCACACTACATGAACGATAAGGAATATACACATGAAATCATTAATGGAGATATACACACAACAAATCAGATTAGGACTGGCTTGGAGTCAAGAGATGAGGCGAAGACATTTATATACGCACTCATTTATGGAGCAGGTTCAAAAAAAATCGGAAGTATCATCAAAAGGTCTGAAAGAGATGGAGAAAGAGTTAAAGAAAAATTTCTTAGAGCTACACCAAGTTTTAAACGACTACGAGAAAGAGTGGATGGAGTGGCTAAAAAAAGATGGCTCAGAGGTCTCGACCAAAGAAAAATCCTCATAAGACACCCCCACGCTGCGTTAAACACCCTATTACAGGGTGCTGGTGCGTGTGTTATGAAGAAAGCGTTGACATTGGTAGAGGAATATGTTAGAAGTAAGCGAATGAAAGCAGTTCCAATTGTGAATGTGCATGATGAGTTCCAATATGAAGTAGAAGAAAGCCGAGCTGAAGAATTTGGAAAGCTTGGAGTACAAGCAATTATAGATGCAGGAAAGGAATTAAAAATAAGGTGTCCCTTAGATGGAAAATATAAAATCGGAAACAACTGGGCAGAAACGCATTGATACAATAGCTACTGATATTAAAACAATAGTAGCTGGAATATCAAATGGGAAACCTGCTAACGTCACAGAAGAAAACATGGATAAGTTTCTTAAGAATATTAAGGAAGCTTTTAATTCATGGAACAATCCTGTTAGAGAAAAAGATGGGAAGTTAAGAATGTCAGTACTAGGTAAACCACCTAGACAATTATGGTATGATAGATTTAGTCCAAAGAAAACTAAATCTTATGATGCTAGTTTAAATATTAAATTTTTATATGGACATATCTTAGAACATTTATTATTATATCTAGCAGAATTAACTGGACATAAAATAGGAGACCAACAAAAGAAAGTAGAGATAGATAATATTAAAGGACATATAGATGCGACAGTAGATGGTGAAGTATGTGATGTTAAGTCAGCTTCCTCATTTAGTTTTAAGAAATTTAAAACAGGTGAGTTAGTTGGTGATGACCCATTTGGTTATCATGCCCAGCTATCAGGATATGAAGCAGGTATGGGCACTAACAAAGGTGGCTTCTTGGTTATGGATAAATCAACTGGAGATGTTTGTTTCTATAAACCTGATGAGTTAGCTAAACCTAATGTTCCAACTTTAATTAAAACTTTACAAGATACATTAAAAAGAAATTCACCACCTGATAGGTGTTATCAATTATCTGAAACTAAAGGTGGAAATAAATCTTTACCTATTGGTTGTCAGTTTTGTGCACATAAATGGGAATGTTATAAAGATGCTAATGATGGAAAAGGATTAAGAGTATTTAAATATTCTAATAGATATGTTTATTTAGCTGAAGTAAATAGACAACCGAATGTTGAAGAGATAACTCCAAACTTTTCAGAGGAATTAAAAACTTATGGAAAAAGAAAAGCTGTATAAACCATTACCTGAAGGACTTAGAATTGAGAAGAGTAAGATACAGGGATTTGGTTTGTCTACTTTATTGTTTCTAAAACAGGGTACAAATCTTGGAACATCTCATATTAAGATAAAGGATGAATTAATTCGTACACCTTTAGGTGGATTTGTAAATCATTCAGATGACCCTAATTGTGTTAAAACAAAATTACATACTGATAATTATATTAAATATAATTTAGTTACTATAAAAGATATTGCAGGAGGAGATGAACTAACTGTTAAATATACTTTTTATAATATGAGTAGTAATGGTTCTCAAACAATATCTGAAAAATTACAGGATGAATTAGAACCTATTGTTAATGCTCCTATGATGGAAACAGAATAATGAATACAAAACAAATGAGTAGGATAAGAAACAAAGCTAAACATATTATGGTTGAATGGCTTAAAGGTTTATTAAATCCTGAAGAACAAAAGAAAGTTAATATTAAAAATGTATTTGAATTATTACCTAATCAAACACATTATTGGCAAGGAACTACTCTACGATTACAACCTTGGTCTTATAAATGGATTGTTAAAAAATTAAAAAAGAATCCTCATTGGACTATAGATGATTTGAATAATAGTTTAGAACCTACAGAAAGAGACAAGAGAAGAGCAAGGATGGCTGAAGAAGGTCCTCTTGCTATGTAATTAAGTGGGAGTGTTAATTAATTATGAAAGGAAAATTGTTAATAAACTATATGTATGTCTCCCACTTGTTTCATTTAGGAATAAGTTATGACAAGTAAAGATATGTTTAAAGGTACTACCTATACTTCATTAAGTAAACAAGTAGATGGGTCTCATTATAGTCATATGAAGATTCAACCTGCAGAATTTATTAATGAAAATAATTTAGAGTTTGCAGAAGGTAATGCTATTAAATATATTTGTAGACATCAAAGAAAAGGAAAGAGGAAGGATATAGAAAAAGCTATGCATTATTTAGAAATGATATTGGAAAGGGATTATGACGATTAATGAAGCACAAATAACTCAATTAGAAAAAAGAGCTAGAGGATTTAGAAGAATTATTTCAGCTCTTAATGATTTACCTATGTATGGAATTAATCCATCTATAGATAAAATTTTGTATGTAAGAATAGGTGAATTAAAAAACCATCTAAAAAAGAAGATAACTAGAAATAATGAAAAGTTAAATGAACTAAATACAACAAGTATAGATACTTTAATAGATGATGATGGACAAAGTGGTGCTATCGGTGAGGTTAATACTGAACCAAGTTTTGTTAGTAAAGATTATTTTGCAGAAAAAATTGAGTCAATTGAAGTTGATAATACAGAGGCTGTAGATGAATGAGTCTCAAGAAGACAGAGAAAATTTAACTTATGAGAATGAAACACAAAGAGAATCTTATGTTTCAATTCCATTAAAAGAATATGATAAGTTAAAAGAAGAACAATCTTTTATAAAAGATAAATCTTTAATTGCTATTATAGATAAAGTCGAAGAGCTTATAAGAGCTTTACGAAAACGTATTATAAGAGATAAATAAGTGGAAGAAAAAAATAAAGTTTTTTCCATGAAAGGAAAACCAGTTGAAGGTAAACCTACTACTTATCATATGAGATTATGTTTAGTTGGTTCGGATGATTTAGATATACAGAACATACAAACATTTGGTATAGCAGATGATGGATTCTTTATGGTTAAAACTTTAGATAATCCAAGACTACCTGTTTTTATGACAAATCCTGTTAGAGTTAGAAGTGTAGAAGTATATAAGAAGGGTGATAAACCTTTAACTAAATTAAGGAAAGATAAAAGTGATGACGAATTTTTTGTTGACTTAATGAAAAAAGCTAGTGCAACTCCCACGAAAATTAAATAAATCCAAAAGGGTTAAGAGAAAAGAAGCCGACTTGATGGGCTTCAAATTGATTATTAATAATCAAGGTCAGTTTATTACTGAACTTAAAACTTATCCCTCAGATAAAATTCCTTTACATTTTAAAAAAGAAAATGCAGGAGTTATAGTTGCTATGTTAAGAGAATGCAAAACTAATTTTACAGAGTTACATGACTATTTAGAAAAAATAGCAAGAGATGTGTACCACTCCTAAATAGGAGTTCCTTTTAAAGGAACTGGGTCAGTCTCCTTTTTTATACAATAAAATTTTATAATTGTTTGTGTTGATTCTACTTGAGTTGGAGGCATAGATAATATAATCTCATGTGATTTTGTATATCCGTCTAAAGCACAATCACGAAAACTATCATAAAGATTATTACTTTCTAATCCTGGTCCACAGAATTGTGCAACTGCATAGCATATCTTTATTACCAACAAGTACTTTATCATTTCTTTTTTTCTTTTCTAGGTGTGTTCCAGTCATATTCATCAACAGATTTTGTTCTTTTTTTTGTTCTACTATACCATCTTCTTTTTTTAAGAAAGAAAGCATAATGCTTTTTCACTAATCTCCTAAGACTTCACGTTGTAAATCTTTAATATCATATTGTTGTTCTCTAACAGAGTCAGTTGTCTTTCTTAAAATTTCTTCTAATGCTCTATAGTAAGCAGTACCTTCAGTTACTCTAGCATTAACCTCAAACATTTCTCTTGTAAATTCTTCTTTGTCTTGTGCATACTTATCAAAGATTTGATTAATGTCTTTGTTTAATATAAGAACTGCTGTTTCATTTTTATTAATAGTATCAGTTAAATTAAGAATATATTTAACAGACCCAAAGGTTGCAGCTACAAGAGAAATAACTACTGGAATAATTACAAAAATATTAAATTTACTTTTCTCCACTATCTTTTAATTCCATTTGTTTTTTCTTTTCTATCTTTAGTATCTCATCAAATAGATTATCTTGGTCAGGTCTATTCTTTTCTATTTTCTTATACTTAATATCTCTACATTTTTTAGCAACGAGTTCTAACTCAGGACCCATCTCTGCAGTCTTATATTTTCTACAGATTTTAAGAAGTTCTATTTGTTGGTGTAGTTCGTATCGTTCTTCTTGCTTTTTTTTGAATTCTTTATCGCAGGTATTTCCAAGTTTGAATCTAAATCTAAATCCATATCTTAATTCATCATCATCATGGGAGCTGTCATTATCAAAATAATCAACATCTCGTTCACTCTTTTCTACATAAGGTTCAAAGGTTCCTGAATCACAATTACGCCAATTGTCTCCAAGATATTCATTCTTACCTTGAGCTTGAGCACACCACCCTAATAAAAATAGACAGACGAACAGAAGCGTAGTAAAATAACGCATCCATCTAGCCTGTCTTTTCCTTATTCTTCTTTCGATTCTTCTTCTTCTGAAGTTTCTTAAAGTGTTGTAATTCATGCTCTATATTTCCAACCTTTTCTTTAATTAGAACCATGTCTTGCGACAGAGTAAAAGTTCGCTGGAGATTCCATCCTCCGAGTGCTAATAATATAGCGAGTAGTACTGTTATTAATTTATCGTTAATCATTTTCTTTTTAAATCATGGACAACATATATTATAAAACATACGACTATAATTATAAATATGCTCTCCATCATTTAGTTATTTCTTTTTCTTTTTATTCTTTTTCTTTTTTTTATCTTTTTTATTTTTCTTTTTCTTTTTAGCCATTGTTTCTCCTTTCTTATTTTGTCTTTATTATTTTAAGTATCTTTTTTCCACCCATATATATTTCAGTTTTAGCTTCAACAATTTTACAGCTAAAAATTACAGACTCAGGATTTACTTCTCTCTGAGCAATCCTCTTGGACTTTAAGCATGAGCTTAAATTATCTTTAAAGGTATGTTCAATAACATTTCCATTTAATATAAGTAGTAAAGCTACAACAGTTTCTATCATTGTTTTATTCCATTACCATTTCTAATTAATTTTTCAACATCATCACCTAATTTTTTAACTCGTTCTTTTAAAAAATCTATGTTCACTTTATTATTTCTCATGCCTTTAATTTCGTTATTTAAATCTTCTAAAAGAGAACTCATGTGTTCCACAAGCATGAAAAGTTCTGCTTCTCCTGAAGATTGTCCTAACTCTCCCCTAGGATATTTAATTCTGAATTCACTATTAGCTTCTAAATCTTTAGACATTAACTCTAAAGTTGTGCTATGTTTATTAAGGGTCTCTTGAATCCCAAAGAATGCCCACACCCCTACAGAAACTGCTGTTACAATCCCTATAAGATTTCTCATAGGCATACTTATAGCAGTCTTGTCGGATATTTTCATTTTTTAAAATAATCTTTAATAAACCAAATAGCCATTCCAATAACTAAACTTATAAAGACTAGCATTAATAATGCATAGGCTATTGTTATCACTATTTTTTTCTATTTTTTATTAAACTTGTAACAGAGATTCCATAGTTTCCACCTACTACTATAAACACTAAGTAAAGGTAGACTTCAGGAATTTCTTTCAGTCTGTTGAAATAAAATTCAGTTCTCTCTAATATTAATGCATCACCCAAATAAGAACCATAAGCAAGAATGCCTAATGGTGCTAATATAAATGCTCCTAATATTAAATCTAAAAATAAAGAACCATTTCTTTTAGCTCGTTCATTTCCAGTAGACATTTCTTGAAGGGCTATAGCGTGTGCCCTGTCTGATTTTTCTTTCCGTCTATTCATAAAAGAACCGACAGCTTTAGAACCAAGTTTAAATAATATATTGTATGGTATCATAATTTTTTAATGGTGGCAGAGCAGTTTCACTCGCATGAGTCCTACTGGTACCACCATGACAGTAAAGATTTATTTAATCTTTATTGTTCTCGGTTTTTTCTCTTCAGGTAAATCTTGATAGAGTTTGATTTTAAGCATTCCATCTTTAAAATCAGCATCTTCTACCATCATATATTCCGAAAGAGTAAACTTCCTTAGAACACTTCTTGAAGCAATCCCTTGATGAATCAAGTTATCACTTTCTTTTTCTTTCTTCGCTTCAACTGTAAGTATACCATCTTGCAACTCACACTTGATATCAGATTTAGAGAACCCAGCTAATGCCATCTCTACCTGATACTTCCCATCCTTTATCTTTCTAATGTTATATGGTGGAAAGTTTGAAGTATTTATCTTAGAGACCTCATTCAATGAATCAAACATTCTATCGAAACCGATAGAGAAGTTCTTAAATGGGTCAAAGTTTATTAAATCGTATGTTGTCATGTTAATCCTTTCATTAAGCGATTTAAATTGAGTAACTCCACAATGGACATTACTCTTTCATACTATATTATAGTAAGAAATCTGTTACTTGTCAACAATTAAACAGCAACTAATTGTTCATTTTTTAATTCTTTTAATTTTTGAATATCTTTATCAAGTTTATCGTGCATACTTGAATCATCAGTCATCATTTTTTGAGCTTCTTTTTGGTCAATCATTTTATCTATCTCATTAGGAACCTGACTTATCGCTGACTCATCAGTTGATTTATCTAAATCTAATTTAGCAATATCACTATATCTAACTGAAGGGTCTCCACCAACTCTTAATTTTTTTCTTTCAGAGAAAAAGTAATTAAAAAATTCTTTATTCCTATTGGTTAATTTTTTAAACTCACCTTCTTCATTGGTAAATCCTCTTTCATATTCTTCTTTCATTTTGTTTATATCATTAGAAAAAAGACCTTCTTTAAAATTTTTAAATTTCTTTACTCCACCACTACCCATATTATATTGAAAATCAATAAGCATTTGTTTTCTTTTCTTATCTAACTTATTATATTTTTCTCCATAATCTTCTTGTAGTTGTTCATCTGCTTTTTGCAAATCTAATAGTAGTATATGTTTTGCATTTTTCTCTGTTAATTCATTAAGATTATAACCATAAACTTTATTATCTTTTATTTCTTTATCTGTAAGTTTATGCCCAAACGCTATTGTATCATTACCACCTTCTGCAGATTTATGTATCATTCCATATTTAAGATTAGGATTTTCAACTTGTTCTATATAATCTACAAAAGCTCCTTCAGCATAAAGAGGTTTTTCTTCAGGTAATATTTGTTCTTCTACTATAGAAGGAGGGAGTATATTATTTTCTGCAGCTTTATTTATATCTGCATTCACTCCTGTTGTAGCTATTGTTGCTGCAGCAGCTACATTTGCTAAATCTTTTATATTCATATCTTCCTGTTTGTTTAAATTTATATCTTCCATAGCAGCAGCTTCTACTGCATCTCCTTTTTTAAATCTTTTTCTAAGAACTAAACCACCTAAATTCCATTCTAATTTACTACCCATAGTAGTTCCTTTTATTTTTAAAGGTTGAGGTCCAGACGTAAATAATTGCCAAAGTCTTCGTCTCCAATTAGGTAAAGGAAAAAATTTTTCATTAAGAGTTACTAATGCTTTATCAGTATCTCCATCCCAAAATTGTTTTGCTGCTCTTCCTGGTGCTCCTATAATTGTAAAAGCAGGTGCAAATAAATACCATGGTTCTCTTGCTCCTGGTCCAATAAATCTATTAGCAATTAGTTCTGGTAAAAAACCAAACATACCTGATAGTCTTGCACCTTCTGCCCACCATCTATTATTATTTGCATCATAATCAGTTATAATTTCTCCATATTTTGCTATCTCTCTTAATGATTGAACTCCACTATAAACTGGTAATACTGCTAAAGTTTTAATTAATGTTTTAGCACTACCATTTTCTATTCTCATTAGAATTTTATTTGTTTGTGCAGATTTTGCTTGTGCCCATGATAAAAACTGACCCATTAATCTAACCCATTGATTATTACTTTGAGTAAATAACAATCTATTATCTGCTTGAGGAATTAATGCATCTCTATTAGCAGCTTTAACTCCTGCATCATTAATAGCTTTTTTATTTAATTTATTAAGGATTGCATCATCAAAATTTTTAGCTGAACCTAGTTGTAAAGCTTGTCTAGTAGTTATTTCATAATTATTATTTAAAAAAAATTTAATTCTTTTTGCTTTACCAGAATTTTCTAATCCTCTAGCAGTTAATTTCTTTAAAGTTTTAGATAAATAATAAGCATCAGATACACCTACATTATAAGCAAATCTTCTAGCATAACCAGTCAACCATTGTAATCCTAATGCTTTAAACATTATATTATTAACTGTTTCTGTAGGAGTTTTACCCATCCAACTATTATTTAATAATAGATTTTTACCTTCAAAACCAGCCGACCTTTGAAGTCCTTGTTGAATTGAATTAGATATATCTAAACCTAATTCTCTAGCTGGTCCAGTTTCTTTTGCTTGTCTTATAGCAGTTCTTCTAAAACCATTAAGAATAACTGTCCAATTACTAGAGTTTTGTAAAGGTTGAATTATATCACCTAAAGATGATATAGTAACTCTACCTAGCATATTTGCATTACCTAAAGTTGCAATAATTCCTGCTGACGATTTAGCTGCACCAGTCATGGCAACACCATATCTATCAAAGTATGCATCAATACTATTAACTACTAACTTCATTTCTTGATTTGCAGCAGTCAAAGCTTTTTCAGTTGTTAATCCTGATTTTAAATATTTATCTTTAATTCTTTGAAAGAAAGGTTGTAGTAATTCTCCATGAGTTCCAAATTGTCTAGCAAATGCAATAGATTTAACTGAATCATTTGCAATTCTAGTTAAAATATTTTTACCATCATTTACTAAATATCCTTTTTTTTCTAAAACTTCTTCAACTAATTTATAAGGACCTTGTAAAGCTCTTTGATGAATAATATGCTCACTAACTGGAGCATAAATAAATTTCTTACCAGATTTTGAAACACCTGATGTAGATTTTTCAAACATCTCTTTCAATACTTGAGCATTAAATACACTATCACCAGAAGTTTTGTGCCCAGCATAATAACTTTCGGCTGCAACTTCAGACCTTAATCTACCTTTATTTGGTCCAGAAGCTACTTTACCTTTCATACCTAGGCTTTCATAAATTCCTTGAACTGTTTTTAAAAAAGCTTTTTCATCTTTCTTAATTGCATCCCAATCTAAAACTCTAGGGAAATAATCATCAATTTCTTTTTTAGGAAAGAATCCTGCTCCTTCAGATAAATTTTTAAATTCATCTATATAATTTTTAACTTGAATAGATAACTCTTCTACTCTTTTTGGTGTTTCTTTTGTTAATTGTTTACCTCTATTAATAGATATAGCCCAAGCTATTTCATCATTATTATAAGGTTTAAAAATTTTATCAACTTTTCTAAAGAAATGTCTTTGCATTTGGTCAGCGATAGCGATTGCAGATTTTTGAGAAACAGGAGAATCTACTTCTCTAAATAACATCTTGCCAATTTCCCTAGTTGCACCACCATAAGAATCTAATTTGGTAGCACTTGTTGCTGACATTAAATCTCTAACTTTTTGTAAAGTTAATTGAGTTAACTCTCTATCAATAACTCCTAAAATTTTTCCTTTCTCTAATTTAGTTCCAAACTTAGCACTTCTCGCTATCATTTTTTGCATTTGACCTGCAACAGCACCAGCAGTAGCCCAATACATTAAATCTGTTTCTTCATCACCAAATAAAATACCACCAACAGTACCCATTCCAGCACCTACTAATGGTCTTACAGCAACTGAAAATAAACTTCTAGCTGCCCAGTCAATTGTTGTTTCATTTTTTCTTAATTGTTCTAGAATTTTTACATTTCTATTAGAAATTAATTCAGCCCAGTTCTCTAATTTACCTTGTTGTTTTGTTATTAAATTCTTTTTAACAGCTTCAGATGCTTTTTTAGCATCAATAATTTGTTGTCTAATATTAATGATTTGTTTACCAGGAGATTCTTGTGTCAACATACCAGATAATTTACCTGGTATAGGTTTCTTTTTACCTTTTAATTTTCTAATCTTGATTAATAGATTTCTTTTTTCTAATAATGTTTTTTCTAAAGCTCTAAACTTTTTAGTTTCTGCTGTAATAGGATGAACAAAATTTCTAGTCCATTTAATTAATTCATTATCAGCAGCTTTTACTTGTGCTGATTTAGAAACATTTTGAATTTTCTTTAATTGAGATATAGAAATATTATTAGATTTAGCAAGTTTTCTATCTATAAAATCAGCAACTAATTTAACTTCTGATTCAATAAATTTAGGAGCATATTTTTTAATAATATTTCCACCAATAGGAATTACTGCTCCAATTGCTCCAGCAGTTGCTCCACTTAAAGCAACACTTCCCCAATCTACTTCACCAGTTTTTGCTAAATTATCTATGATAACATCACCTGATATTAATAAAGCATTTAATGTACCTGCACTAACAGGATTTGTCATAGCTTTTAAACTAACAGGATTTAAATATCCAGCTAAATAATAAGGGTCTAAAATCATTGAAGCGATAGAACCAACTGTTGTTATTCCACCTTCATCTTCACGACCACGAAATTTCCAATGTTCTTTATCTAGAGCTTCTAATCTTTTCTTTTCATTTTCTAAAATATAATCTTTAAAAGATTTATCATCATCAAATAAATCTTGTACTTTAGCTTTACCTATTCTAAATACATTTCCTAGAACCATGGTTTCTTTATCCCAACCATATTCTAATCTTTCTAAATTTGTAGGTTCAGTATATTCCTCACCAGTTATGACATTTTCGCCACCAACTAATTTGGATTTGTCTATTATAGAGTCTGTTGTGAAAGTTATTTGGGTAGGTTCTTCAACTTTTTCGCCACCAACTAATTTTGATTTATCAATTAATGTTTCTGAAATTACTTCTGTTTCTTTTTCTTTATTTTTTTCTTCTTCTTGAGATTCAAGAATTTGTTCGTTGATGACTTCTCCACCAACTAATTTGGATTCGTCTATTAATGTTGAGATTTGTTCTGCCATGTGTCATAGCCCATTAACGAACTTTTGTCTTAGTTATTTTTTTAGGTTTAACTGAGGTTAAAGATTTTTCTAAATCTTGTAATTTTTTCCATGCAGGATTTATTTTTTTAACTCCTCTTTTTCCTTTTTGGTCTAAATATTTTTGAGGAGAATGAGGTGCAATTTCATTTACATTAAATCCAAATTTAATTGCATCTTCTACATGAGCTTTAATTTTATCATCATCAATTGTTTTAAAGTAATCTAAATTTTCTTTAATACTATATAATTTTCCATTAACATATACAGCTTTATCACCAGTTTTTGTTATACCACTATCACCAGTTTTTCTTTTATCTGTAGTATCAACTGTTACTTTAGTACCATCCTCAAGTTTTTCTTCATCTACTTTAGTTGTTTCAGTTACCTTACCTTTATCATCTGTAACTTTAACTTCTTCTTTTAAATATATATCTTGGTCTTTTAACCAAGTTTTAAAGGTATCAGTATATGCTCCATTATCTTCTAAATCTTGTTGAACTGCCATAACTTTATCTGTATCATCATTTAACTGACTAACTAATTTAGATTGGAATGCATCTTCTTTGGTAATTAGTCTTAAAAATTCTTCATACTTATCTCTAACTTTTTGACTATCAACTTCTACTGCACCATCACCAAAATCAATTTTATTAGATGTATCTAAAATATTAACTGGAACCATAGCAATTACTTTCATATCTTTCTTACCATCAAACCATCCAGTTTCATCCATATTAGAACCTCTTGTTCTTAATAAATTTTGTGTTATATTATGTAATACAGTTGGATTAAAATTAGCTCCAATATT